GAGGAACCAAGATGGGGGCTGCCGTGGGGAAACACGATGATACTGTAATGGCTTTAGCTATATGTTGTGAGGCTTATAGGACAGACGGGGATAAATTAACAGTTAACCGATTCAGTTGGGGTGAGACTAACTTATACGAAGAGACTCACAAAGAAACACACTGGATGTAGAGGAGAAAATATGGCGCATGAAAATTCGCAAACTTTAGAGGGAATGTTTCAAGATATGGATGGTAAAAGGCAAATGAGATGGTACAATGCATTTGGAAATAATGCAAACCGTCATTTAGAAAAATTGCATCCATTTGAAAAAGATAGTTATCTTACAGAACAAGAAGCTGTAGAAGCAGCAAAATTAAGAAGCAATATACACCATCTTAAAAATCCTCTTGGAGCACCTTATTTTGATAACATGTATAACGGAGAAGGATTTTTAGGAGATAAAGGAATAACAATAGACCCAGAACCAGAACCTTTAAGTTGGTGGAATAGTTTTAAAAAGAAATATAACGATTATCAAGAAGATTACAAAAGACGCAATCCTAATAGTGGTAGGTTTCCTGCTGATGGTTGGTATTAATTACAAATTAACATAGAGAGCAAGCGAATGAGCGAGAAAATCGAGAAAGTCACAGACGATCAGTTGATTAATACAATTGATAAACAAATCCGCAATGCGTCTGGCGGATATATGGGAAGTACTGACGTTAATAAGAGACGTGAGAACTCAATATACGAAATGAGCCTAGAAGCACGAGGAGATTTAGCTCCGCAGGGTGTTTCTAAAATTGTTTCGTCAGATTCAGCAGAGATTGCTGAAGGTTACACAGCTCTACTTACAAAGTTACTAATTGATAACAATAAGCTAGCAATGTTCGTACCTGTATCGGATGACATGGTTTCTTGCAAAAGAGCTAACATGGCGAGCGATGTGGTTAACTACTGTATCTTTAATTCTAATGCAGATGGGTGGAATAAAATTTCTACTTGGCTGAAAAGTGCTGTAGTTTTGGGAAACAGTGCTATAACTTGGGGCTGGGAAGAAGATTTTGACTACGAAATAGAAGAATATGACGTAATTGACCAATTATCTTTAGATAATTTATTAGCTGATTCAACTTTAGAAATTGTAAGTGATTTAGTTGTTGATGAAGAGAACAGTATACCTGAAGAAGGTGTAATAGTCTTTAATGACGTTAGATTACGTAGAACAGTTGATAAATCTGGTGTTAAATTACGCAATATTCCACCAGAATCTTTCATAATTGATAGAGCTGCTACAAATATTAAAGATGCTAAGTTTGTAGCTACTATAACTGACATGACAAGGTCAGATATTCGTAGACTTTTTCCAGATTATAACGGGGATATCGAAGATTTAGGAGAAGAATTGTCTTCTCATGACTTTAATATAGACAATTTTGCCAGAAAAGACGCTGCGGGCATCACAACTTGGGATGTAAACTCTGATGAGGATGCAGAAGAGGCAAATATTGAGGTAACTGTAGTAGAATGTTGGATAAGAACAGACAGAGATGGAGACGGAATAGCAGAACTTAAGCACATTATTAAAGCTGGTGACGTTATACTGTCAGAAGACGATGTTTCTTACATTCCACTAGCAGTTTTAAACCCAATTGAAATACCACACGAATTTTACGGCTTATCTCTACTAGATATGGCACGTAGCCAGACACAAGCTACTACTGCTATACTTAGAGGGTTTGTAGAAAACGTTTACTTTGGAAATTACGGCAGAACTTTAGCCGATCCTAACGTAGTAGACTTTTCTGCCTTGCAAAACCCGATGCCTAAGCAAATCATTCCTACAAATGGTAATCCTGCTGCTGCTGTGCAGCAACTTCAACCAGAACCTATAAGTCCGGGTACAGCTGGCATGTTAGAGTTCTTAGGATTACAGAAGGAACAATCTACTGGTCTTACAAAGACTGCAATGGGTCTGAATGACACCTTATATGTATCAGGTAATTCAGAAACTAAAATGCAAGGTGCACAAACAGCTGCACAGATACGCATTGAGCACATAGCTCGCAGATTTGTGGAGAGCGGTATAAAAGATTTGTGCCGTGGTATCTTAAGAGAGATGAAGTCTAATATGAAGAACCCTCAAAGGTATAAGTCGGATCAAGGCTATGCTTCAATATCGCCAGAAGACCTCCAGATGTTGCCTTCAAATATGGATTTAGATATTCAGGCTAATTTAGGAGAAAATTCTAATCAGTCGATGGGAATGAAGCTTAATCAGATAGCGCAATTGTTGCCTATGATGGCGCAAGATCCGAGTGCGGCACCCTATATAAACGGTAAAGCTACTTATAATTTAGCTTATGATATACTTAAAAATATGGGCTTAGAACCTACTAGATTCTTAGTAGATGTAGAAGATGAGGCAGGTCAACAACAAGTTCAACAGAAACAACAAGAAGCTGAACAACAGAAACAAAGAGCTTCTGAAGCTCAAGTCCAGGCTCAACAAATGGAAGTTGAAACTTCTAAAGCTAATATTAATTTAATAAAAGCTGAAGTTGACAATAAGAAGATTGATAATAAAAGACAATTACTTTCTGCCGAAGATGAGAGTAATCGTAAATGGGCTGAAGTTCAAGTTAAAGCTATGGGTACAGAAGGAGCACAGATTCCTGCTAAGATACCTTTAGATTTTCAAAGTTTATATCAAGATACAGAAAAACAAGAAATTGAAAAAGCTGAATTTGAAAACCAAAGACAACAAGAGCAACAAAGATTAATGCAAATGGCTCAAGAAAATCCGCAACAAGCTATGCAAATGGCTCAACAAGCGGGAATAGACCCAGCAGAAATTCAACAAATGATGGGACAAATGTAATAACAATAGATGAGAGATGATTGATGGCAAAAAACTACAATAGACACCAGAATCATAAATATGAAGATGGTAAAGTAAAAAAGGTATCCGTGTATGATGATGCTCAACGTACCCTAAATAAAGGGTATCAATGCAGTGAGATAAAGGATACCATGACTATGGTTACGGAAGATATTCTTAACAATTTATTTCATGAGTGGTTAGAAACTAAACATTTTGAAACAGAGCGTAGGGAATTTATCTATAAATTAGCTATAAGTCAAGGTGCTGTAATAAGTAATATAGAGCGAGCTATTACAGCAAAAGATAATAAAGTTCAACAGATGGAGGAATGATGAGTGATAGAGAACTTTTAAAAAGATCATTAGAAAATATTGAAAAGCAGATGGATGCTATTATGCAAATATTTGGCGGTGGAAGACACTTAGCTGGTAATGCATTTGATTTTAATAATCTAATGATAACTAAACAACATATTCAGGACTTACTTGCAGTACCTGAAGTGAAAAAAGAAAGCAAGAAGTAAGAGGTTTTATTATAAACCTTTAGATGATTGATTGATGACAGAGAGTTATAATAAACTCTCTTATTATATAGGAGACAATATGTCAGAACCACAATACGAAGCTACCCATACGGATGAGTCGGGAGGCGCTGATTTCGATTTCGATGCTTTGGCGGATGAAGTTTTAGGTCTAGAACCTGAAGAAGCTACCCAAGAGAGTGACGAAGCGACAGAAGAACTTGAAGGTGAAGATCCACACACTAACGAGGACGCTGATGAAGTTGATGAAGCAGAGGATGATAACACAAGCGATGAAGAGGAAGAGGAGGATGAGTCTGAGGACGCTACCCAAGAATCTGAATCGGATGAGCTAGACGGTGAAATCGATATGGACTTTAGAGTTCCAGTCAAAATTGACGGGGAAGAGTCTGAAGTTACTATGGAAGAACTTGTTGCAAACTATCAAACAAAGCAGAGCCAGTCAAAAAAAGGGGATGAGATTGCTGAACAACTCAAAGAGTTGGAAACAGCTAAAAGTGAGGCTGCAATATTTGCTGAGGTAAATACAGAGCTATTACGAATCGAAGACGAGAAAGATCAAAATATCCTAAAAAGCTTAAAGGATAAAGTAGATGAGGCTTATGACGAGGATGACCCAAGTGCTGGTAAACTAAATAGACAGTTACAGAAAGCAACAGAGGAATACAATACTCGTAAAAGCAATAGAGACTCGGTAGTCAGTACTATGAGTGATAAAATCTTTAATCAACAACAAGAAGATTTTAACAAAGCAGTAGAAAAATTTCAAACTGAAATTGTCACACATATACCTGATTGGTCTGAAGATGTTGCGTTAAAGAATAGAAAATTTGCACTAGACTCAGGTTTAGATGAAAATTTTGTTAATACTATAACCGACCCTGTAATAGTGAAAGTACTCGATGAGTATCGCAGACTAAAAGAAACTTCTTCAAAAGGGCAAGTAAAAAGAAAGAAAGCTGCTGTGAAGAGGGTTCCCACGAAAAAAGCGGTTTCAGCAAAAACTAAAAAATCCAACAAAGTAGCAGACGCTAGAAAGAGAGTTAGTAAAGGCAGAGGAACAGAGAATGATGATAAAGCTTTGTTTGACGCTGCTATTGACGATATTTTTAGCTAAAGTACTTTGTTTACACAGGAAATATAATGGCTACAAACTTTACAACTAGTACGCAGGGCGGTCAACGAGAAGACCTAGCGAACTGGATTTCAAACATTTCTCGTGATATGACACCATTCGTGTCATCTATCGGCAAGGGTAAAGCATCAGCTACTCTACATGAGTGGTCAACTGATACTTTAGAAGCTGCAGGTTTACAAGCAGCAGCTGAGGGATCATCTTTCGCAGAAAGTGCTTCTCCTGTCGTTGCACGTCTAACTAACCGCACACAAATCTTTACTAAAGGTATCCGTGTGTCAGGTACGTTAGAGTCAGTAGATAAGGTCGGTCGTAAGTCAGAATTCAAATACCAAACTGAAAAGCGTGGTAAGGAAATGGCTCGTGACGTAGAAAAGTGGATGCTATCCACTAACGTATCTGCTGTACAGGGCGGTTCAGCTTCAGGTAACATTCAAGCTGCTGCTCGTAAAATGGGTGCTTATCAAGCATACAGTACTGTCAACATCGTTGCTGGTACGGCTGCTGCAGCCACTGGTTCTGGTTCTGTAACAGGAGCTGGAGACGGTACAAACGTTGCAGTTGCACAATCAGGTCACACTAACGCTAATGTTGCGTTGGCTGACATCAATGAAGTCCTACGTCAAATTAATGGCGTAACTTCAGTAGCTCCAAACAAGCTAATGATGTCAACAACTAACAAAGTTAGATTCTCTGACCTAATGACAGGTACTACGAATGTACGTAGAAACATTGATGAGAAAGGAAAGCTTCGCCAATCAGTCGACTTATATGAGTCTGACTTTGGTGATGTTGAACTTGTACACAACTATCTAATGGGTAACACTGAGATATTTGTATACGATCCTTCTACAATGTCAATGAACACACTTCGTCCAATGCACTTCCGTGACATTAACGAAGATGGTGACTCACTACGTTCTTACATGGTACAGGAAATTACTTTCGAAGCGAAAGCTCCGACTGGTAATGGTGTCATCTTAGACGTTACTGCGTAACATCACTTAACCCCCTGCTTCCTTAGAGGGGGTTATGTTTTACATGGAGATATAATGGATAAAGATTACAAGTTTGACTTGAGAACTAGAAAGGTAAGTGGTGGTATAGCTGTTACTCAAGATGTTAATCCTCATTTAGAATGGGCTAAACATATGAGAGAAGCTACACAGTCTTCATTTAGAAAAAGAGTAGATACAGGCTTTAAGCCTTTCTGCACAATACCAGATTCAGTAGCTCTAGATATCATGACAAAATATCATATAAATATACATGATGCAGAGTGTACTAAAGACGACCTTAAAAAGGTCAAATCAATTATTAAGAGAGATTATCCTCACTTATTGTACTTCAATTAGGAGACTTAAATGGCTACTATAATCGATCAAGTTACTTTACGAACAGGAGTAGCTGACTGGCTTAATAGGTCAGATTTAACAGATAATCAAATAGATGATTTTGTTTCTATAGGTGAGGCTAGGCTTTATGAAGAACTTAGAGTACCTACCTTAGAAGTAGTACAATCATTTAGTGTTACATCTACTAACTCTAGCATAATTATTCCTGCTGGATTTATAGAAATAATAGAATTAAAATTAGATAAAACTGACAAAGATGACGATGTTATTCTTAGTAGAGTAGATTCTAAAACATTTAGTAACAATAACATTAGTCACGCTTATACAAGACAAGCAGGTAATTTTCTTCTTACTGACAAAGACGGTAATCAAGAAGCTTCAGGTACTTATACTATGACATATTATAAGGCAGGAGATTCAATTGGAACTTATTCGACAACAACAACAACAGCAGGATCTTTTGTCGTAGGCAAATATTATAAGATTGCTAGCGCAGGGAATACTACTTTCACAGGCATAGGGGCTGCTAATAATAATGCCGGTACTATATTTAAAGCCACAGGTGTTGGCTCAGGTACAGGCACAGCTTATGTAGAAGTTATACCCTGGATTTTAGGAACTGAATTTGAAACAATTCTTTTTGCTAGTGCTGCTGTTGGCTCATCATTTTTAGGTGATGTAGAAATGGAACAAAAATATAATGAATTAACTTTAAGAAAAGTTAACGCATTAAATCAAAAAGAACTTAGGGCTAGTACAAAAGGCGGAGGATTTCATTCTGCGTTTAGTAGCAACCTACTATAGGAGATACATATGGCAAGAAATTCCTTTTATGAAGGTGATATAGGTACTGAAGTTGCTATAGATACTTCTGCTACAGAGGCTGCTGCTTCCGCAACGGCTGCTGCTAGTAGTGCCACTGGTGCTGCTTCAAGTGCTAGTGCTGCATCTACAAGCGCAACAAATGCAGCGTCATCTTACGATTCATTTGACGATAGATATTTAGGAGCTAAGTCATCCGCACCGTCTGTAGACAATGACGGAGATGCTTTAGTGGCTGGAGCATT